TTGTTCCATTAAGCCAACTGACTTTCTTTACCAAGATAAGTATTTCTTGGATTTCTAGTAGAACCTAACTCTCTTCTAAATTCTCCAGCTAATAAACCACCTCTTCTACTTCTAGCAATTCTTTGAGAGCCTGTTCTTGGTTTTAATTTTCTAGCAATTTTTTTTTGTTTAGGATCTGTTTTGTATTGGACATCTCTTTCAGCTTTACCAATTTGTCTTTGCTGAACCTCTGGTCGTCTTTTACCTAATGGACTTGATAAAATTTTTACCGGAGCTTTAACTATTTTCTTAACTACTTTTGCTGGTGATCCTCCCATTATGTGTACCTCTTATCAAAATCGTATGGATTTCTAATTGGATCTACTCTTGTTAGTGTCGTACCTGTGCCTAACATTGGAATAGCTCTTTCTTGATTAACTAATAATCTTCCTCCAGCTCTACGAGCTCTGGATTTAGATGCAATCTTTCTTAATTCTTTTTGCTCTTTAGCATCTGCTCTAGCCTCTCTCTCATCCAATAATTTGTTGGAAGTTTCAATTTGAGGAGGTGGAGTATATTTAGGAACTTTAAAAACACTACCCATTAAAATAACCTCGCAAACATAATATAATCAGATTTATCAATTCCATAATTTTTTAAAATACCTTCTTTTTTAAAATATAGACTTTTTATCCATTTGACAGCACGAACATTTCGTGAACTGACAGTAACTTGTAATCTATGTAAAGATAATTCTTTTGCTGCTAACTCCATAAAAGCTAAAGCTCCTTTATGAAATTGTATTCTATGCTTACGAATAAGAGTTTGATCTGGTATTAACCATAACTCTGATACACCTTCCCATTGAGGAACTACACCAAAACATAAGACAGGCTTACCTTTTCCTAATACAACATAACCATAACCTTGTTGAGTAGCTGCATCTAAAAATTCTAACCATCCTGGAAATAATTTAAGATGTATCTTATCATCTTCTCCGAGATCCATTAAATTAATAAGATAAGATTTAAAAGGTAACACCATATAATCCACACCATCAACTTTAAATATCTTTTCTATTGTTAATAGGTTCACACTTTTGCTTTCTCATAAGTGGCTCTCAATCCTTTAGGAACTCTAAACTTTCTCATTCTCTCATCGGTACAGGATATAAAGAATTGTCTTTTTAAAACACAATCCGGAGCCCAAACTTTTACAAGCCAAATGATTTTTTTTTCACTCGACATATTTTGTATATCTTCTTTTCCATCTATTTCTTCTTTTGAAAACTTTATCACAAATGTAACCAGCCTCTTCTAAATACTTACCATTTTCTTTTTTTAAAATATAAGTCCAGATTTTTTTTATGTTTGTAAAATATCTTTTTGTAAAAAAGATTACATAATCCATAATTTTACTTGGAAGTTTATAAGCTGTTGTTAAATCATAAGCTATAGGAATACCATTGTGTCTAACTACAATAGGTAAATTTCTTAAAGTTGGACTATCTGGATATGGTTGATTATCTTCTGTTGGATACCATCTTTTAATTTTTTTAAAATCTATACCTGGTCTGAAACAAACTCTTCTAACTTCTAAAATTAAATTTCTATCTTTTCCTTTTGGCCTTCCACAGGGTTCACCAACTATTACTACTCCTAGTAATTTATAACCAGGAGCATCTCCCCATATACCAAAACAAAAAGTTATTTGAGATTGAGGTACAGGCTTATTATGTCTATGCCAAATTTTAACAATTTTGTTAGCATCATCTTTGTGTATCGGTTCAATAACAATCATTTTATTTCCTTTATATATTTCATTGTTCTTGTTTTGGTCTAATATAAGGATTATCCAATAATTGTCAATAGGTAAAAACATCAAGAAAATACATCAAAATCTAAAGGAGCTACAGAAGGTTTCATTCGACTAGCAGCATTCCCTCTCGTTAATCTTCTATGCTCACCACCACCCAACATTAAATACATAAAAGCATCTCCAATGTGTGAGTGATCATTTTTATTTGGTTGATCTCTATATCTTTCTCCTCCAGAAATTTGAACTCTTCTAAAGTGATAACCTCCAGCTAAAGATTTTCTTAATCGCTGACATCTCTTATCAATTAATAATCCAGCCTTACCTTGTATCAATCTATTCATCGGAGCTGCACCAGCCTCTCTCCTAACTCTAAAATCATTTGTAGCAGTTGGTCTAGCAACAAGTCCAAGGGTTCTTAAATGATCGAATGCTGTAACTTCAAAAATTTCATCTCTCTTCTGTCCAGCCGGATCACCCCAGATAAAGACATCGAATTTAGGAAATCGAGTTTCTAATTCTCCTTTTAACATTTGACCAAATCTTTCCAGGCCCATATCAAAAGTTACTAGCTCGTGTAAGATTACCCATCTACCATTAGAATGTTTTTGTCCAAATACTGCTGCTGGAGTTAAACCAAAGTCCACTCCGACTTGAATAGGATATTGAATATCTGGTTCAATAAAATCTTCCACCATTAAACTATCATCGTATTCTGATATAACCGGTTTTCCTTCTTGGACATAAGTATATTGAGCTTGAGCATAACATCTAATCCAATCTAAATTCTTTCCAAGTAATGTTTGTTCATAGTATCCTGTTGGTAAATTTTTTCTATTTTCTGTTTCTTCTTTTACCTTCCACCATTTTGCAGAACTTAAAACATAACCATTCGCCTCTGGATTTTCTGGCAGCTCACCTGGAGATACTTCTTCAACAGCACCAGGTTGTTTAAAAAATTTCCAAGCATACTTACCCTTCATTCTTTCTTTCTCTGCTAATCTATACCACCAATGGTCATCATCCATTGGGTTCGTATCCATTATAATTCCTCTCCAAGGTTTTGCTCCACCATCGGATAATGTTGGGTATCTTCCTACTCGGTGTGTTAATCCATCAATAACAGCTTTAGGTAACTCTCTAGCCTCATTCACCCAGGCTCCGGTTAATTCCATTGATAATAATTTTCTAACATCTTTAGGCTGATCAAGAGCTAGAAAAATAACTTCACAATCTATTCCAGGAGCTCCATCTCTTGCCGGTAATTTTATATGATGTGTTAAAGGAGGGCTCCATCTAAAAGCTCCCCATATATTTTCTGGGAATAATTCTTGCCAGGTTTTAATCGTGGTTGTTCTTAATTCTGGATAAGAGTTTCTAACAACTACAAATCTTGAATATTTAATTCCATCTCTAGGAGATTGCTTTTGCTTAACTGCCTTCAACATTATTTCAGCAGCACAAGCATAAGATTTACCAGAGCCTACAGGGCCCATTATTCCACGAACAAAACTTTTATCATTTAAGAAATTCCAAATCGTTGGTGAGGAAGAAAAATCTAAATTAAGATTTGTGATAGCATCACTCATTGTTTTTTTATACCCTTGAATGTGTATTTGATCAAACTTGTTTTAGGATCAAACTCTACTTTGCTACATCCACAGAGTACAAACAAACAAATCACACTAACTTTTATAATTTTTAAAACTTTCAACAATGCTCCCTATCCTACTCTCATCTTCAGTTTTATTCCCAAGAGCTAAATTCTTCCAATCAGCTAAAGGCCTACCAGCAATTCGTGCAGCCTCTTTATCGCTAATTCGATTTTTTAACATCGACACCTGGATTATCTCCTTCTCCTGGTGTGTTAGTGCTCTCTTCATTTATTTCCTCTGCGTTCACAATGACCGGCTCTTCTGGGCCCTTCATTACAATTCCAACTACAGATGGTTTATCTAATTCCTCTTGAGGATCTAATAAACCTGTAGCTTTCGCTAATACTCTTAAAACACCAACTTTATCGTGGAGCTCCACTTCGAGCTGTGGGCCCATCTTTGTCGGTGTTACTTTAATTTTTTTTATAGCTTTGATTGCCTGTGGTGAAATAGCTTTAGGATCCTTAATAGTTACTTTGCCTTCTTCATCCCAGGACATAATGTCGTCAATATTCGCTTTGGCTATATCGATAAGCTCTTGAGCTACATTCTCTTTATTGTGCTCGATGATTTTGGATTTCTGTATCCTTCGTTGAACTACTCGAATACCACCAAAGCGATCTAATGGTGGTTTGACAATTCTTTTAGAATTTGATTTCGCCATCCCCACTTGTGTCATCCTTTTTTGGTTCGTTATTAAATACTCTAAAGAAAGCTACACCATCTCCTTTGTTATAGGATTTGGTTTCATCTCTCTTATAGATTTTTATATCTTGAGCTCCAGAAACTTCTTTAGCCTCTTTGGTTTCTTTATCAAAGTCTTTCGCATCCCATAATTCTATGAGATATTCACCTTGAGGAATATTAATATCCTTAAAGACTTTAAAGTTTCGGTTACTCGCATTTGGGCCTTTTGCCATATTTCCTCCTTTTTTGTTTCAGATTAAAGGCAGCAATACTATAATCGATTTAAGAATTTATTGCAAAAAAATTGTGAGATACCCCCCATATATATTTACGCACCCCTCCCCCAAAGGGTATCGAATTTTCAGAAATCAAGGTTATTCGCAATGTTGCCACAGTTATAAAACGCAATCGAACCTTTGGGATTTATAAATTAATATCTCATCTTCCACTTTTTAGATAACTTCTTAACCATAGCCTGGGCCTCTTCTTGCTTATTCCTGGGCTTACTTACCTTATTTAATGCGTCTTTAAAGAAGTATATCGTGGCTGGTGCATCCTTATTGTTTTTTAATCTCCATCTAATAATCTGTTCTATCTTGGCAATAGCTGTCGGAGGATGCAAACCCTGGTTGATCCAATCTTCTACAACCTTTACTTGTTTCATATCATATTGTTTGTGCTGTCCGAATATTTGTTCGGTTAATTTTATAAACTGATTTAATATCTCTACTGCCTTTAAGTATATATTAGTACTGTTACCTATGTTGTTATGCAGTCGCTCTGAATGAATATCTACATATGCATTGGGTGCATATTTCTTCTTATCAGTTATTCCTTTAGATGAATATTCTTTCTTCCCCCCTTTAATAGGTTTCTCATCCTTTTTACTCTTCGGATATACCTCCACCTTCGGTTTCTCTTCAAAAGACCTATCAGTAACAGTAGCTGTAGCCCTCGCATCTTCTTCACTCACCTTCGTATCAAATACCATAAAATACTTATTCCCCTTTAGCCCAGGATGTTTCTTTGCGTATCGTATATAATCCCATTCAATTAGTTTTTTAATGTGCTTACTTATAGTGGATTGAGTGATATGTAAATCTCTAGCAATGGTACTTTGGTTGGGCCAACAGACACCTTGCCTGGATGTATAATTACCAAGTGCAGCTAGAACTCTGAAGATAGCTGGATGCTTTTTAAATCGAATATCTATTACAGCTCGTTGAGGCAAAACACAAAAATGTCCTGGAGTTTTACCTTTACCATAATGAACTTTATTTTTCTGTTTTTCTTCCGGCATTCTCATTCAGTTTTCTTTTCAATTCCTCATAATCAGCCCAAAGCTCTAATCCCAAATCCGATTGTAAAGACCAATGTTTAGATCTCTTATCTTTTAATTTCTCGTGATATAAAACTGTTGTGTGATCCTTATGTACGCAGCTCCTTCCAATATGGGCCTTGCTATGTTTAGTTAGATCCAGGCATAAGTTTATATACAATGATCTGGGCCTTACAAGCTCGGCAATTCTGCCTCCGGATGTTAATTGATCTGGAGTTATCTGGTACTTAAAACACACAGCCTCCAATATATCTCGCAGCCATATCCTTGGTTCCTTATTATATTTAGGCTTATACTTGAGCTTGGATCGTAACAATTCCAATTCCTCCTGGAGCTTTTCAATTCGATGCTCCATATTAAATACTTTATTCTGGAGTGTTTTTTGATCTCTTTCCTTCTTCTCTTTTTCAGTAACCGGAGCTTTCATTACTTTGTATGGTCGAGCATCTACATATGTCATTTTTTAGGATCCTTTTTAAAATCAACTACATTACCTGGTTTCTTTTTATCTG